CCGACGAGGACCGCAAGGCCGCACGGCGTGCCCGCCGCCTGGCCCGCCGTGCGGCTGAGTCACCCGAGGCCAAGGCCGAGCGGCTGGCCAAGCGCCGTGACCGCCGGGCGGCGCGCAAGGCTGCGGCGGTGGCGAAGTGACCACCACCGACACCACCGCCCAGGCCATCGGGCAGCTTCTCGGCTACGCCCGTGTCAGCACCGGCCACCAGTCCCTCGACCAGCAGACCGACGCGCTCACCGCTGCCGGGGTCGACCCGGCCCGCATCTACTCGGACAAGCTCACCGGCACCTCCACCAAGGAGCAGCGCCCTGGCCTGGCTGCGCTGTTGGACTACGCCCGGCCCGGCGACGTGATCGTGGTCAAAGGCGTTGACCGCCTGGGCCGCACCGCCGCCGAGGTGATGACCACCATCAAGACGCTGCTCGACAACGGCATCGTCATCCGCGCGCTGCGTGAAGGTGTCGACAGCTCCACGCCCACCGGCCGCATGGTCATGGGCGTCATGGCGTCCATGGCTGAGCTGGAGCTGGAACTACAGCGCGAGCGTGTGGCTGCGGCCAAGGCGGCACGCAAGGCGCGCGACCTGCCGATGGGTCGGCCCAAGGCGCTCACTCCAGCGCAGGTGCGCCAGGCGGTGGCCATGCGCACCAGCGGCGAGCCCGTGCCCGACATTGCCCGCACCCTGGGCGTCAGCGCGTCCACGGTCCACCGGGCGCTGCGCACTGCCGAGGCCCAGGCATGACCGGCCAGGGCGCACTGGTGCGCTGGCGTGCCGACTACGGCTGGGCCTATGGCCGCGTCACCGGTACCGCCGCTCCGGTGGTCTACGTGGTCGACAGCACCGGCCACACCCACGCCATCATCGACACAGCGGTGGAGCCGTGGGACCGGCCCACCCATCCGTTGTGGCGGGCATAGCCGCAGCCCCAGCAGCCCGCCAGCACCCCGGCCGTTGCGCGCCGGGGTGCTTGTGCGTTGTGGGCTGTTTGCGTTGGCCAGCGTGGCGCGCAGCCCCGAAAGCGCTGCGGCTGCTGCACACTGGACCACATGACTACCGCCAACGGCACCCACAAGCTCGGCTCCGAGGGGCGCGTGCGCCGCGATGACGAGGCAGCCAATGCCAGCCCCGACGGCGCTGCCCATGGCGCTGGTGAGCCCTGGCGCACCGACCGGCCCAACCAGGCATACACCGACCCCGTGAGCGGTGGCCTGGGCAGCGACTGGCGAGTGCAGCGGTGACCCCGCAGGTGTAGTGATTCGCTACACCTAACCCGGCTCGACACGCCCAACACGCCCAAGACCCCGACCCGCAATGGGCCGGGGTTTTGTCGTATCGACGGCCTCAAATTGCCTGCTTGAAGCGCCGCAAGCGAATTACATATAACCCGTAATTACTTGTGCCCCTTGCTATTTCGCCGTGCTGCTGTGCACCGTGTGCAGCTAACGTGTTGTGCATGACAGCTGCTGCACCCGACCAGGCCACCACCGACCCGCCCGCCGATCCGCGCACCCGCACGGCCAGCGGCTGGCGCGGACGCCTGGCTGCGCTGGCGAGCCGTGGTGAGACCGACGGCCCCCGCGTGGCCGAGGCCAGGGCGGCGCTCGAATGGTGGCGACACCGCACGTATCTGGTCCGGGAGATGGGTATGTCGGCCGAGCACGCCGATTCGATGCTCGATGCCCTGGCCAAGGCCGAGGCCGACGACCAGGCGGCGGCGCTGTGACCGTCATCGGCCGTCGCCGTACCCCGGCACTGCGCGCCAGGGCGGGCCAGCTGCCCACGGCACCGCCCCGGTTCACACAGGACCAGCTGCGCGAGCGGCGGCGTACGGGGCTCACGGTCAAGCTGGGCGGCGGCTGGTCCTTGCGCGACGAGGTGGCCGCGATTGTCGAGCCCCTGACCGCCGTCGACCAGCCCCGGCCGCTGAGCTATGCGCGGTGCGTCGATGACCTCACCGAAGCGGTCCACACCCTGGTGCATGACGTTGTGGGCCTGCTGGCCCGTGCCGATGCCGAACGCCGCACTCGGCACCTCGGTGTCGATGACCGTGGCCGCAGCATCCGCGCCATCGTTGACTTGGCTCCGCGCCCCGCGCTGCCCGTCATCACCGGCAAGGCCCTGGCTAAAGGCACCTGGACGGCGGCGCTGGTCGCCCTGGCCGAGCCTTACAGCGCCGACCTGGCCCGGCTGCTGGGCAATGCCGCCACCGACGCCGTGTCCGATCGCATCGTCGCGGGGCTGCGGGCGGTTGACGCCGTGGCGGCGGTGCTCCAGCGCCGTCTTGACCACATCCCGCGCACTACCACCAACGCGCCCCCGGCACCCACCGAGGCCGACCGTGCCCGTGCCGAACTCGAATCTCTAGGAGTCCAGCTGTGACCGCCCCAACCTCCCTGCCCGACTTCCCGGTTACTACGCACCCCGCACCGCTGCCGGTGCCGTTCACCGTGCCGCCGGTCAACCCCACCGCCTACGGGCTGTATGGCGCGGTGGGCACCTGGCAGCCCGACGACAGCCAGCGTTGGCGGCATGGTGTCGACTTCCGGCCCGTCGGCAACTATGGCGGCGCAGGGTCTTTCGGGGTGTGGAACGCGCCCTGGTGCGTCAGCCCTGATGACCTTGGCCCCGACGACATCAAGACCGGCACCCGGCCCGCTGGCCTGGACCCGTTCGAGCCGGTGGTGGTCTGGGCCTACGACGAATGCGACCTGACCGAACCCTCCCGTGCCGAAGTGCAAGCGCGGGCGGCGCAGGTGCTGCGCCTGGAGGAACAGGTGGCGGTCGAACGCGAACTGGCCGGGCGGTTGCTGCTCGACGCTGCGGAACTGCCTGGTGGCATCGGCACCGCTGCCGACCTCACGGCGGCGGTGGCCCAGCTGGAAGCCGCTGCCGCGCTGACCAACACCACGGTCTACTTCCACGTGGGTGCGCAGTGGGTCAGCCAGGATCCGAACAAGCTGTTCACCCGCAGTGGCACCACCTGGGCCAGCCCCTTGGGCAACGTGTGGATCGTGGGCGGCGGCTATGTCGACGGGCTGGAGGACCACATTGTGGCCACCAGCGCGCCCTACGGCTGGCGCGACGAGCCCCAGGTGCGCACTGCGATTGACGAGAGCGCCAACACTTTTGCGGCGGTGGCCGAGCACACCGTGCTTGTCGGTTACGAGGCCCTGGTGGCGGCGGTGGAGATTGTGCCCTGATGACCACCCTGATGACCGACTCCAGTAACGCGGACGCCTACACCGGCCCGCGCTGCCAGGGCTGCGGCGGGCCGTGCTGGAGCTGGAAGGGGTCGGTCTGGCAGTACACCTGCTCGGGGTGCATCACGGAATACCTCGACGCCGCCGAGGCGCGGTGGGCTGCGAAAGCAGCCAAGGATCGAGAGCGGCTGCTGGCTAAGGAATTTCGCGGCAGCGACAAGACCAATGTGACGAACACTGATCAGCGTCGGGCGGGTGCGCCTGCGTTATGTACCGGCACCCGCCCGACGCTGATCGCAACCGACAACCGGAGGGACACATGACCACCACCGCCCAGACCGCTCAGTTGGTGGCTGCTGTTGCCGCCAGCGCCGCCAAGGCGACGATGGCCCACCTGGCAGCGAGCGCGCCGCCCAGCACGCCGACCACCGCCAGCAAGCCGGTGGCGACACCGAAGGCGAAGCGTGCACCGATGACGGCGGCACAGCTGGCCCGCAAGCGCGAACATCTCGGCGTCTGCATCCACGAAGCCGCGCACGCCGTGGCGGGTGTGGTGCTGGGCGCGGAGCTGCGGACTGCTGTGGTGTCCGACAGTACGGTGATCGGCAGCCACGGGCGCACGTACTTCCACGACGCGCCGCCCGAGCGGCAGGCCGACATCGCCTATGCAGGCCCTTGGGCGCAGGCCAAGTTCCAGGCGGGCGGTCGCCGTCCGACGAGCGCCCAGGTGTTCGCGGTGTTCGACGGACCCGGCTGCGAGGACCACGCCACCCTGACCGCTGCCGGTGGGCCGCACCTGGGCCAGGGCGTCACGCTGCTGGTCGAACGCTGCTGGCCTGCGGTGCAGACCCTCGCGCGCCAGCTGTTCGACAAGGGCGAAGTGTTCGAGGCCGACGTGCTGGCCGCGTTGGGTATCACCGACGGCGGCGGGCGCACCTCGGCGCAGTTGGCACTGCTTCGGTCGAACATGCGCGCGGTGCCGCCGTTCACCAGGCAGCCCGCCCCGGCCTGACGGGCTCCGAACCTCCGCTCCCACAACCACGGGGCCTCTACCTCCACCGACGCACGACACCACCGACGAGGAGAGGACCGATGACCACCACCACCGTTACCGACCCGCTGCACTGGATGCCCGACTACTGCCCACGGTGCAACCCGTCGGGCCACCATGCCGACCGCTGCACCCGTGACGCCACCCTGACCGAACCCGATGCGCTCACCTGGGACGGCGGACGGCGACTGATCCTCGAATACACCTGCGACAGCTGCGATCACCAGTGGCGGCGCGCCGACCTCTGGGGTGCCCGTGAGGCCGGATTCGACCCCAAGCAGAACCGGAGGGCAGCAGCGGCATGACCGGCACCATTTCCAGCATCACCGCCGCCAAGGCCATCACTGCGGCACGGGCGCGGCGGCGTCCGGCGTCCCCGGCTGAACTGGCCCGGCGGCTGGACCCGAAGTTCGTTGTCACGCCGACCATCCGGCTGCTGAGCGACATTGCCGTGCGGGCCGTCGAGCAGCCCGACGAGCGCGACGTCGTGACCACACCGCCGCGCACCGGCAAGTCCCGGCTGCTGGCCATCTGGACGGCGGTATGGGCGCTGTCGCGTAATCCCGACCTGGAGGTGGTGATCGTCAGCTACAGCGACGAGCTGGCCCAGGCGCACAGCCGCGCAGCGCGCCAGATCATCAAGGAGCACGGCGATTACCTGGGCATCCGGCTGGCCCAGGATGCGCGAGCGGTGGGCCACTGGCAGGTGGAGGGACGCGCGGGCGGGCTGCTTGCTACCGGCATCAACTCCGGTGTGACCGGCTTCGGCGCTGACCTCTTAATAATTGACGATCCGGTCAAGGACGCCCAGGAAGCCGACAGCGCCGCCCACCGCCGACGTATCGCCAGCGAGTACCGCAGCACCCTGGCCCCGCGTGTGCATCCCGGCGGGTCGACGCTGCTGGTGATGACCCGTTGGCACCCGGCCGATTTGGCCGGCGAACTGCTCAAGGACGAGCCCGACGTGTGGACCCACACCAACGTGCCAGCGGTGGCCGAAACGGGCGTGCCTGACGCCCTGGGCCGTGCACCGGGCGCGGCCATGGTGTCGGCACTGGGCTTCACCGCTGACCACTACGCGGCCAACCGCCGCACGTCCGGTGAACGTGCTTGGTACGCGCTCTATATGGGCGTGCCCGCTACCCCCGAGGGCGGGCTGATCAAGCGCGAATGGATCGACAGCTGGCGGCTGCCGGTGGCCCCGGCCGGGCCGCTGCGCACGATGATCGGCGTCGACCCGTCCGACAGCGGCAGCGGCGACAGCTGCGGGCTGATCGCCGCGTCCAGCTACGGCGACGGCACCGTGGCGCTGCTGGCCGACGTGTCCGAACCGCTGACATCGGAGCAGTGGGCGCGCCGCGCGGTGGAGCTGGCCATCAGCACCAGGGCGTCGGAGATTGCCATCGAAAGCTTCGCCGCCGGAACCACCTACCTGGCCGTGGTCAAGGACGCCATCAAGCGGATGCGCCCCGACTACCCGATCAGGGTGACCAGCTGGCCCCCGAAGGGCAGCGGCCGGGGACGCGGTGACGCCGAAGCCCGCAGCGCCGCCCTGCGCCAGGCCCTGGAGGTGGGCACCTGCCGGGTGGCCGGGTACTTGCCGAGTTTCGAGGCCCAGGCGGTCGCCTGGCAGTCCGGCCAGCACCAGCCGGACAGCTTGGCTGCGGCGGTGGTTGCGCACGATGTGCTCACCGCTGGGGCGGGAGTGGTCTACTTCGTCAGCCCGTTGGACACTGCCCGCCGCCAGCGCGAGGGCAAGCTGCCACCGCCGCCCGACTGGATGCGCCGCAAGATCGGCCCGGCATGACCACGATGACGACCTGCTCCAGCCCCAATGGTTCTGGTGGGCGGCTGGCCCAGCTGGGCCGGGCCAAGCTGCGCACCGACATGACCACACC